GTGTTAGACGCTCGCTTGAAGAGCCTAGAGATACGATAGATAATAACATAACTACAACAACTGCTGTTGCTGATTGGGCAAGACACTGGCAAACATATTTGTTCTTTGCTACGTCTTCAAGCACACAATATAAAGAGTCAGTCAATCCTTATACTTGGAGCAAAGCAGCTTGTGAAAGTATTCTAGATATGTACGAAGAGCTTTATGATCTGAAGTTTATGAAAATGTTCTTCTACAATGTGTATGGCCCTAGAGAAGCAGACTACGGACCTTACAGCACAGTTATACGAAAGTTTAAGAAAGATTATTTAGAAGGAAAGCCTCTTACTATTTTTGGAAACGGATCTAAAGAAAGAGACTTTACACATGTTGATGATGTAGTACAAGGGATATTGCAGTTGTTAGTAGACCCTACTCACCGTAGCGAAGTGCATTTTGGCAAAGGTGATCCTAAGACGATACTATCAATTGCAAAGCGATTCAATACTTCAATCGTTCACAGTTTTGATAAACCCGGTGAAGCGCAATCTACACTTTGCAAAACGCCATATATAGAATGTCCTAATGATGTCTTCAGTTACATAGATAACTGGTTGAAGGAGAACACGATTGACAATTAGAGTAGTAAACGAATTTATGGCTAACCCAGAAAAACTAACAGACGTTTTTATTATTACAAAAAAGTTTAATACACCGAGTGAGTTTTCTCAGCACATTGAACGTAGAGCAGTTCACACTCATTCTACATGTATGGACATTTTGTTAGACTATTGTGCTACAAATGATATCGAAATTGAGAGTGTAAATAAACTTCTCAGTACTAGTCTCAAAGACAAGTTACAAGCAGAAGCACAGGACTTAAACTTACTGAAGGTGAAGGCAAATAAACTACCTTTTTAATATGGACCCATTTGAAGTATATAAAGTGTACATGGCACTCAAACTACACTTTACTACAAAGAGTTACGACATCACCCAAACTAAAGGTGCTGTCCGAGCAAAGAAAGAAACTTTCCTAAAGCGAAAAGATATATTGTCTTTTCGTAAGTTGGCAAGGGACTTTAAAAGATCTGAAATTATCGACATACTAGTTGCTAACTTTGTTAGTGGGGATAAGTGGGGCGGCATCTTTGATGCACAATCACTAGAAACTCACAAAAAATGGTTGACAACTAAACAAAAAATGTTGTATAATTTCGGTACAGACTTAGATAATATTCTATTTCGTATGGAGAAGGATGATCTAAAGTCTGGTGTAAGTGAAGGCACTCATCCGTTGATTTTCAGGATGTATATGAGTCGAGATATCAATTTAGAAACATTAGTTATGTTAGAAAAATTGAGACCTTATACTGAAAATTATTATGATGATTTCGTACTAGAAGATGTATGTCTTCTTATTAGCAAGTACAAACCCTTTGTTCGTTTTAACAAAGAAAGTATGGCACTAAAGTACGAAGACAAATTGAATGAAATTTACGGTAATGAGTTTTAATACAACGCAATATAACGCTATACAACTATACAACTATACAACGCATACTAGGAGAAACAATATGTCGTTCAATTCTTTATCTGATCTACGTAAGGCCCGTGGTAACTTCGATTCACTCATGAAAGAAGTTGAAAAACTTGATGCACCTCAGCAAAACAACCGAGGTGATGACAATGAGTGGAAGCCAACCGTAGACCAAGCAGGTAATGGCTATGCCGTTATTCGCTTCCTCCCTGCTCCACAAGGCGAAGACATGCCGTGGGCACAACTTTGGAATCACGGCTTCCAAGGACCAACTGGTAAGTGGTACATCGAAAACTCACTTACTACACTCAAGCAAACTGATCCAGTATCTGAACTAAACTCAGAGCTTTGGAACAGTGGTGTTGAATCAAACAAAGATGTGGCTCGTAAGCAGAAGCGTCGTCTCTCTTACTACGCTAACATTCTTGTAGTCGAAGATTCAGGCAATCCTTCTAACAACGGTAAAGTATTCCTTTACAAGTTTGGTAAGAAGATCTTTGACAAGATCAAAGATGCAATGCAGCCTGAGTTCCAAGACGAAGATCCAATGAACCCATTCGACTTTTGGGATGGCGCTAACTTCAAACTGAAGATTCGTCAAGTAGAAGGCTATCGCAACTACGACAAGTCTGAGTTTGCAGCTCCTAGCCCTGTCGCAGCCGATGATGCAGAGATTGAAGCTATCTGGGCAAAACAGCATTCACTTGCTAAAATTATTGACCCAAGCAACTTCAAGTCTTATGATGAACTCAAGAAGAAACTAGACTTCGTACTAGGCTCTTCAACACGAGTAGGTACAGCGGAAAGCATCTCATCTATCACAGGTGATTCTGCTGACGATAGCTTCATGAAAGACGTAGCAACAGCTACTGCATCGGTTACTGTTACTGCAACTGAAGAAGACGATACAATGTCGTACTTTGCTAAACTTGCAATGGATGACTAGTAGATAGTTACACGAAAAAGGGACTTCGGTCCCTTTTTTTTATGCTCGTGTATATTGTCTTGATTGAAAGTCTATAAAAGAATTTACAGAATTTCTTGTTGTCGTTGGATTTATCAGAACAGGAGGAGCTGAATTGCTTGCCTGTGTATTATTATTTGTGATGTTATTGATTACAGTGGGTGCTTGCTGAGAAGTTTGGCTTGCTGATGCTTCTGTCATATTTCCTACGGCATCGGCAGTAGGAGTAACTGATGTTTCTATTCTTTCTAAACCACTTGCGCTATCAGATCCAGTCATAAGCATTCTTGAAGGATCTGAAGGAGCCATATTAACTAATGCGTTTGCGTTGGGAACATTGTTCTCAAGAATATATTCGTCACTTTTTAATGTAGCATCTGCCATCGCTTTATAGTTTTCTTCGCTTGGATTTTCATTGTAAGCAATTTCGGCGTCTACTGCTTTCTGATTCAATTCTTTTAATTTAGGATCAACAGCATTACTATTCTCATTTCTGTTAGTAGACACAGAAGGTGTCACTGATCTTTCTTCTTGCATCTGAGCATATGCTTGTTTTGCTTCTAGTTGCTGTGGTGTGCCGCCAAAATCCCTCTTGTATTGCGCTTCTAATTGTCTTCTCTTCGCTATTTTTATTGACTCACTCATATCTGAATCATTGATTTCTGCTAATTGAGTGTCATATGCTTTTACATCACCTGGTCCCATTTGCATAGGGTTATCAGAAGAATCTGTGGTAGTAGTGGAAGTAGACACAGAAGGAGTATAAGTTTCTCCTCTCATCATAGCACTAGCTGTCCTTGCGGCGTCTACTTGGGACTGTTCTTCTTCTGATAATGGAATTAAATTTCCATCTGCATCCTTTGTTCGTATACCAGCCTCATATACTCCAGGTAACTTAGGTGTCCTTTGTTGTCTGCCTGGAGTTGCCTCTTGTGTAGTAGTCTCTTCGCCTCCATTCAACTGGCTAAGTCTTTCTAATACTCTGTTAGTGTCTTTCTCGTCTAAATCATCATCGTGGAGTATAGCTTGTAATTGAGCAGTATCAGTAGTTTCTTTTAATATTTCAGGATCAATCTCACTGTTGCCCATCCAGTCTTTATCGTAAAGGCCACTTTCTATTGCAGCATCTAGTGCTGCCTCTCCCGATGTAGTAGTAGCAGCGTCTCCTACAGCTTCACCAGCAGCAGATCCTGCAAAATACCCTGCTATACCACCGATAGCCCCGCCTACAACCCCACCGATAACTGTACCAACGCCAGGAACAATTGAGCCAATAGAAGCGCCGAGAGCAGCACCAGTAGATCCCATTGCTAATGAACCAGCAAGACCGCCAGTCGCTTTAGTCACTGCTTCTACTTTACCAGCAGTCTCATCTTGTTCTGTAAACATCTGACCTGTTTCTTCATTTATAGCGCCAGATTCTACTAGCTGATCTGCTGCATTGTAACCTTGGTATCCTTCATAAACAGACCCTGCTACTGCTAATGGCACAGCTACTTTACCTAAAACTTTCGCTGTGCCACCAAGGACTTTACTAGTAGTACTAGCGCCACGAACAACATCGTCAGCTACGTTTACACCTGCTTTTGCAACATCGTCAGCTACGTTTACACCTGCTTTTGCAACATCGTCAGCTACGTTTACACCTGCTTTTGCAACATCGTCAGCTACGTTTGTTCCAGCTCTTGCAACATCGTCAGCTACGTTTGTTCCAGCTCTTGCAACATCGTCAGCTTGCCCGAAAAGAAGTGATTTTAGACTTCTAGGTGCGGTAGACTTTGTAGGAGTAGCAGTCGCTCCTGTCGTAGGAACATCATCTGCAAATCCCAATGCTCTTTTTAATCTACTGAATCTACTTGGCTTAGTATTTGTGGGTGGTTTACCGTTCCTTGGTAGATTCCTTGGTAGATTCATACCAGGAGGAAGACCTAATCCATTTCCGCCAGCCTCGCCACTTGACATGTTTTTCAATTCTGCCAAGATATCTTCTAATAGCTCTACTTTCTTGTTGTCTAAAGATTCTCTATCAATACCAGAAGTGATGTCGCCACCTTCTGCATTAGTAATTACAGTCTTTTTAGCAGGAGCAATGTTACTTGTTTCTGTTTCTTTGCTCTCGGCTACAGTTGCTTCTGTAACAGCTCCCAAGGCAGCTGCTTGACCTGTTTGCTGTTCAGCCTCTTCAAAGTCTATTTTAGGTTGTAGTCCAAATAGCTTTTCTTTAGAGAATACTTGCTTTAGTGATTCACCAAAAGTCTCATTTTCTCTTACGTCAACATTTGTAAATTTTTTGAAAGCAGTACCAGCAAATCCAAGAGGATCGCTTTGCTTTGATAAAGTTTCTTTTGTTTTATCTAGACCTAAAAGTTTTGTCAGTTCTGCTGAATTGTCTCCAGATTTTATTTCTATTTTTGCTATCTGTTGTAATAACTGATTTATAGCCTTAACACTAGCTTCTCCAGTTTTTTCTTGAGCGGCAGCCATCATCTTCACAAGTTTTACAAATTCTTCTTGTGATTCATCATTTGCATCAACAATTTTTTGTACAGCTTCAGTATTGTCGCCAAGACTTTGTGCGATAGTGCTTATGGAAGTAGAGATTGCATCTTTGTTTCTCATGCCAGTATTTTTAACAGGTGTCGTGGCTTTCTTAATATTTTCCAGCAGAAATTCTGCACCTGACTTTGAAAACTTGTTATTGTTTTCTTTGTCTCTGACGTTAGCTCCACTAAAGCCTTCATCTAAAATATTTTTACCAGATACTGTTAAATCCATTATTGTTTACTCTTTAGTTTCTCTTCTTTCTTTTTTAAGTGAGTTATCAACATACCGACATAAACTTCTCTTTCCCAAGGCATCATATTTTCTAATTCAGATAAACTATAATGATGCTCTTGCATTAACAAAAAATTCGTCTTGTAGTAATTCTCAAGCGAATCTTGAGAAAGAGTTAGCCGAAAAAATGATCGTATCCATTTATTACAATATTGTTTTTAGTTTCACACGTTGCACAAGTGTAATTTATTGTATGAAGCAATGTAGGTATTTGTTGAAAGAATTCTGCTGCATCATTCAACGCACTTACTGGCAACCCATCAATAAACTCTATCATCTCTTCTACTGTTTCTTCTTCTGGTTTGATTATTTCTTCACCATTGTAGATATAGTTGATACTGTTTAGAAGAATATCCGTATCGCTCATTTCATCTTGCGTCAACTGTACTTTAGCAGATGGGTATTTTAGCATTATACCAACACTATCATTTAATTCTATTTTCTTTTCTGTTGTGTTAATATCGCCTACTAACTCAAACGAAGTCAAGTCCATATTATAACTCAAAGCATCTTCGCATTTTCCACACTTTAGCGTGAATTCTTGTATGTTGCCTATAGACTTTTCACGCAACTTTATGAATACACTTTGAAGTTGAAACATTGCCAAAGACTCTGCATCTACTTTTCCAAATGAACAGTTGCTAATCACTTGGCAACATGCAGCATACATTTCTGATGTACTTTCAGACGCAGAAGCAAGTGTTAAAATCTTGTTTTCTTTTACTAGAAAGGGTCTAAACTTGACACTTCCTTTTATTCCTGGTATTTCTACATCAAATGTTGGTACATCAATTACAGGTAAAGCCATTATATTCTCCAATTATTTCCATTAATTTATTTAACACCGACTCCGTTATAAATTCTTTCCCACTTTTTAGCCGAAACAGAAACTGACATTCTCACAAATCCCACATTACTCCACGACATCGGTGTCAAGTTTATGAGTTTAGGAACAGCGTCTATAAGTCTCCATTTTGCTAACACATCGTCATTTGTACTCAAAGAAGATATTTCAATGTCTGCAACGACATCAGTATAAAAACCTACTTCTTTTGAGTTTGTATCAGCAGACATAGCTATCCATTTTTCAAACAGTTCTCTGCCATGCCAATCTTCATCTACTATAAAACTAAAGGACATATCTGTAGTTAAAAATTCGACATTTTGTGTTCTATATTCTGTCCATGCACCTATCTTGACGGGAAGGTTAGTCGCCGCCATACCAGGGATCTGAGCTTCTTCGCATCTTATTGAAATTGTTTGTTCGGCGCCATAGCTTATTTGACTTCTTAGGCCTGCAGGTATGTTAAACATCACCTCGAATCTTTCGGTTCTTGGCGTGTGCTGATTTCTTATTTCTGATAAGAAATTTATTAACTTGTTTGCTGCTTTAGCCATTGATTATATCTCTGCTTTCTCTATAAACTTGTTGAACCGATGCGCCTTGGAAGCTTTGTGTTGGCAAAAATATAGCTGCTTTCCAATGCTCAGGATCTATTTTTAGAAATCTACTATTAACTTGACTATATAGATATTTCTTTACGGTGGGTTGCACACCTGGAAACTTGCTGAAAGATTTCAACATATTCCATTTAACTTCTATCTTGCTTTTATCTGTTATTTCTTTATCTGTATAATTTAATAGCTCGCCTAGTAGCTTTGCTCTCATCATTGGTGGTAAGTAGTGCAGATTTAATCCAACAAAGCCACCTGATATATCGTCAAATGGCAAGCACAGAGGAAATTGGTCCCAGTAGGGAAGAGTGTCCTTGTACTTAGGATCATAAACATACATGTACATATTACCAGGCTCTAACTGAGTAGTAAACTCACCAATATCTGATCTCGAAGCGTCACTAAAACTTTTGATGTTGCCTGCAACCTTACGGACAGCATCTTGATACCATCTAAAGCTGCGATCATTGCCGCCAGTGTTTGTTTGTATGTTTTGAAAAGGATTAGCCATGTGACTATTTATAACTAAATGCCGAGTTCTTTCTCAGTAATAATCATGAACTCCCAATTTCGGTCAAGACAAAATTCTTTTGCAGCTTCCCATTTTGCAATATTGACCCCCCATTGCTTAACTTCACTTATAAATCTTTTTGTTTTTCGAGCAGGTATTTTGGGTTCTTGTGTGAAACGATGTGGCTTAACTTCAATCAAACACATTCTTACTTTATCTTTAGATTGAACTTTTACAAAAAAATCAACGAAGTATCTGTGAATTCTGTTATCAAGTGGCGATCTATACGGAACAACAATCTCTTCTGACCCCCACTCAAGTACTGATTTATTCAAATCGCACCAATTCATAAATTTTAACTCATAGCTAGATCGATATGTTATATTTGAAAGATTGCCTTTGTATTTTGCAGGATTTCTTGGTATAAATTTGCCGGAATAAACTTCTTTTGCGTATGTCATAGTTGTTATAAATAAGTTGAAAGTGTACTCTATTTATTAGATAGGAATAATAACACAATGGCTACTATTGTTACAAGAGCTAGTAAACTAGCCGCCCTCACGACACAAGAAATGGACGACAACTTTAGTAATCTGAATACTGAAGTTGTACAGGCTACCTCAGACATATCAGCAATCGATGTTAGTGGAAAACTTGATTCTGCTGATGGTACTGCTACTGGTACTTTGAGTACAGATAACATCACTGCAACTGGTGATATTGCGGCTGTAAATTTACTCAATACCGTAATTCGTGGAAAAGTCCAAAATTTAGGAGACATTTCTGGTATTGTAAACATAGATACTGCGTTGGGTGATACTGTTACTTGTAAAATAACGGGTAATACTACATTTACAGTTTCAAATCTCAAAAATGGATCAGTAAATACTATTTATTTAGTAATAGAAAATATAGGCGCAGGTTCTATCACTTGGCCAGGCACGACTACATTTAATAGAGGTGCTGCAATACAAACTAACCTCACTGGTAAAACAATGATTATCCTAGATACTGTGGATGCAGGTATCACTTACATGGGCGTACAATCTTGGCGTGACTACGCATAAGGATAATATTTAATGAGTTGGACTAGAAAATTATTTGTTCAGGCAGGACAGAATACTAGTGTTTCTACTAGTTTTCCTACTAACTATACTACCACGTGGAATACCAATACTAGTTTGAATACTAATGTGGTAACTAGTAGAATTACTACCACAATTTGGTTCTTTGGTAGTAATACAACTACTACATATAATACCTCTAGAAGCACTACAGGAACATTTAATAGTAATACCACAACTAATTGGAATACTACCACTCCAATTACTACTACATGGCCAAACAATAGAAACACGGTATCAATTGGTAACAGCAATACTACTACGACTTGGGGAAATAGTCAGCTTACAGCTTATGGCAGTAATACTTCTACTACTTGGGGAAATAGTCAGGTCACACAATACGGTAGAAATACTACTACGACTTGGGGAAATAGTCAGATTACAGCTTATGGCAGTAATATTACTACGACTTGGGGAAATAGTCAGGCCACACAATACGGTAGAAATACTACTACGTTTTGGGGAAATAGTCAGGTCACACAATACGGTAGAAATACTGTAACTAGTTACAATACCGACAGACTTACTTCAGCAACTGTTAGTAGAAATACTACTACTAATTATAATACTAGCCGAATCACTACATACACTGTCAGCGATACAACTTCTTGGTCTGATAGCAGGAATACTACTAACTCTAGAAATACTACCAGTTCTTGGACTACATCCTGGCAAGTATTTGTAAGAAATTCTATACCTACTACATCTACCTCATGGTCTACATCTTACACTACAAACTGGACTGCAACCGTTATATCTCCTATATATGGACAAGAGTGTCGCAATACAGATAGGACGACACCTGAGCCGGTTGTCAATACCATATGTAGAAACACTGATGTATTTGTAAATACTTCGGTTACTGGTTCAGCATATGGTTGTTATACATACAATACAAATGGAACATTGAACACATACGATTCCCTTCCTGCAGGATGTAGTTGTCCTACGTTTACTGGCCCGTTCTACACTACCGGATTCTATCCTGTAATGGGATACATAGACACTATGAATAACGGTGGGGGATGTCAGGAAGACAATAGAGGACTAGGTGAATGTACTTTATATACTGCCGTCTATATTCAACAAGAGTGCTATAACTGTGATACTGTATGTGCAACATCATATAACTGTACATACTCTACTTGTTGGCCGGTTGCAAGTAGCCAAAATACTACTACTACTTATCCAACTTGCTGGAATACAGTGATCGGAAATACATCTAGTAGCGTTAATACCAGCAGAATTACTAGTAGAAATACTAACAGAAGTACTGCGACTGGTCCAGCAGTGCCAGTGTACACTAATTATTCTAGAAACACTTCAACTACGTTTAGTACTGCATGGAATGATGTAACTTCGTGGGCTGGTAGTAGAATTACTGAGACTGAATATCAAGGTACTACTACATGGTCAACTAGCCATCTTACAAGTACTTCATGGGGTAACACTTATAGTACCATTTGGACAACAAACCACATTACTGTCACAAACTGGGATGTTAACACTATTTGGGGTGAAAGTAGAAATACTGCTACCAATTGGGATGTTACCACTAGTTGGGACGAAAGTAGAAATACTGACACAAACTGGTATGTTAACACTATTTGGGGCGAAAGTAGAAATACTGCTACCAATTGGGATGTTACCACTAGTTGGGACGAAAATAGAAATACTGCTACTGATTGGGATGTTACCACTAGTTGGGACGAAAGTAGAAATACTGCTACTGATTGGAATAGTATTATTGTCACTACCTGGGACGAAAATAGAAATACTGACACACAGGTCAATACAAATAGGATAACCAGTACAACGTGGACAGGAAGCAACGTCACTAACTGGAATACCTCAAATGTAACTTCTACAACAAATTCTGGTTCTAGAAATACCAGCACGTCATGGAACACTAATGCTACAACTTCTTGGACTACATTAGAATCTCAAAATACTGAAATTTCTACTAGTAGAACCACAAATTGGATAACCGAATAAATTGGAGAGATACAAATGTTATATGTTAAAGTAAATTTAGAAACTAATGAAGTAATAGAGTTTCCTATTTATGAAAATGACCTAAGAGAAAAACATCTTAGTGGTACTACTTTACCAAACGTTATTACTGATTTCTCTTTAGTAGGCACTCCCTATAGATGCGTTTTGCCTTTGCCTATAGATGATGTTGCGTTAGTGCCTACGTACACTCATTCAATAGAAGCCATCTCAGCAGTATATAATGAGGACACAGGCGCATTTGATCGAGTATATGGTTTAGTTGAAGTAATACCAGAAAAGCGTGAAGTTAGAAAGAATTTCAGACTAAACGAATTAAGAAAAAAAAGAAACGCAGCATTTGTAAAATTAGATGCTAAATTTGCTCGCCATGCAAGTCAGGTGAGGCTCGGTGTTACACCTACTGATAATATTGCAGACTTAGATGCTAAAGCGGAATCTTTTAGAAATGTGACTGAACTTGAAAATATATGGGGCATAAGAGATTCTGTATTTTTTGAAGTATAAATAATTTTTTTATTAATGAGAGTGTATGATGGATCTTAAATTGTATAATGATGTTAGTACTCGCCCTACTGACTTGAATGAAAACGACCTAAAGCCAAAAGAAGAAAAAGAACCAACACCTAGACTGGCAGAAAATAAGATGTCAGATAGGTTCAATGAAAGAAAAAAAATTGGTCCATATGCTTCTAGATCAATGAGAAATAAATGGGCAGTAGAAAATGAAGAATTAATTATTTCTCTTTCTCCGTGGCCAATTACATACGATGTAGGATCAGTTCAAGATAATAATTTTAGCGAGTTTACATATACAGAATTTGCCGGTGGTGGAATCTGGGTTACTACTCAGTCCAGAGAAGTAAATTGTCGTCTAATTGACTTTGCATCAAAAATAGATTCAGGCAAAGAAGGCGAAGAACTATTTCAAAAATTTGTATCCTCGTTTTCAGATAAATACGAACTCGATGAACTAGAAGAAAAATACAAAGACATCAAGCATGCGGTATTTCTCCCTGGACACAATCTTCTTGATTTAGTAGACACAGCATCTCTCGAAAAACTTTTACTAGAAGAAGACGATGTTGTAGTAAAACCTCACCCTTTAACTCACACTAACGCTCTGAAAATGGTTAGCCAAAAGTGTGGTTGGCAAAAAGTATTGCCTAAAAATGTTTCTGGTGCTAAGTTACTTGAACAATGCGAAACAGTATATAGCACTACCGCATCTGAAATGATTATTACAGGCGCTGCATTGGGCAAAACTGTATATGATATATCCTTGTGGAACTCATCAGGGGCTGGTGTGTATCAGCCTTTTCATCGTATAATCACATATATACAAAAGAGAGAAGGCAAAGAAGCAGCGAAGAAAGCAATCGCTAACATATTAGCATGTCCTTGGTCAGGCGTAGTGTTTGAGTTTATGCCAGATTATGAAGAAAGACTGAAATTGTATTTTGATAAGGCACTTGAACTACGAGAACTATATCGACCACTATCAATGGGACGGGGCATCATTGATAAGAAGGTACAGAAAAAATGAAACCAGAGCATCAAGAAAGAGCAAAAATATGCAATGAGTGTGAACATCTCAATAAACTGTTAAGCCAATGCCGCAAATGCGGCTGTTGGATGCCAGCTAAAACCAGGCTCAATTGGGCAGAATGTCCTATTGGTAAATGGGGCAAGATAATTCCTTCGAAAGAAGTTTCTTAGACATCTTGTATTCCTGTTATAAATAAAGAAAACAATTCTTTACGCAGGAAAAGAAATGGGTGATATGGCAGACAGGGTAGGCAGGGTGCTTGATCAATCCTCCTCGGCAAAAGTAAATCAAGATGAGCGCAATAAAACAATTGCGGAAGAAGCGAAAAAAATTGCCGAACGAGATGCTAGAGACCGAGACCTGGCGTCAGCTTTTATATTCAGTAGTCCAACTGTTCTCGAATATCCTAAGCGAGTGGGCGATGACGATTATCAACCTCACAGTGTTCGATTCTTCATCAACGCAAGGTCAAACAGTCGAGTAGCCGAGCAAACCAACATTTCTTTGCAGTCAAATGGGCGTGACTGGGCCGGCCCAGTAAGACCTCTGGAGACAGTAGATTCTACCTCTGAAAATAGAATGACTGCTGATCAAGCAAAAACTCTCGCAAAAGGAACATCAGTAGCTGCTGGATTTGTCTTGGGTTCAGGTGCAGGTGCATCTATTGCTGGTCTTACCGGCAATGCATCAAAATTAGGAAAGTCTTTAGCAGGTCTTTTGGGTGGCGGCGCAGGAGCTATTGCAGGAGTAGCAATTGCAGAATTTGTTATAGAAACAGTCACCAAAGTCAGAACTCTAGGAGTAATAGAACTTCACGTTGCAGCTCCTCCTGTTGCTCAATATTCAGCAA